CCAAAGTACCTCAAGACTAGGATTCATTGGTGTTGGTGGAGCTGTAACCATTGCTACAGCTGGATGAATTGGGCTTGGCTTCCTGGTTGTCAAAAACCCTATTTCGCTAACAAACAAATTAGCACGAACAGGATATTGTTGGTTGGTTTCATATTGGTCAGTTTGGAAAAACATTCTATTAAACCAAACAGTCATTCTACCAGAACCTTGTGTGCTATCATCGCCTGGAATATTAGATACTTGATAAGTATAATTAACAATAGTTCTAATAGCATTAGGCTGACCAGTTCCGGTCAAATCAAAGTTAAGAAGAGTTCCTGCTAAAAATGTAATAATTCCATTAATTGGATTTAAATAAACATTAACCGTAGAATTAAAACTAGAAGGAACCACATTTGGTTTCTTTAATTCCGCCTTAATATCAATAGGTGTAATTAATTGTCCGTTACCATTTGGAACACCGACAGCTGGAACTACAACTACCTCATTCCATGAAACGTTGGTAAAAGCTTTTGTTTTAATATCATCAATAACTCCAATAGGAGCTGTTCCGTTACTAACGGTAGCCATTACCTGGTTACCAATAACGGTTAATTCTGCAATTTGCCCAGGCTGAAATTCAGCCGAAGGGTCACAAATAAAACTGGCTGGAAGAGTATTTCCGACTTGTACTAATCTAAGCATGAGTGTCCTTTATATTTTATACCGCTCATACTTAATATAACGGTCGGATTACTCTCTTTCATCCTCAAAATCTTGAAGATCAGAGCCTAAATCTTTTTCTGAAACTTCTAAACCACCTACATCAGCGTTCAAAAGATCATCAGCAGCTTGACCATCATCACTCAAATTAAACACAGTACCATGATTTTTTAAATTAGAAACCATTTTATCAGAGGTTAATCCTTTAGTATGACTATCGGATTCATTAGCAATTTTAGAAATGATTTTTAATATTTGATCGGCTTGAACATTCAAACCAGCATCTTCAAAAATCTCAATTGCAGAGTTTAAACAATCAACTGCTTTACCAAGATCTTCAGATCTTTGATTAGATGCAGTTTTAACTAACTCTCTTTGCATGCCTGCAATTAATTCGTCTTCAAAAACACTTTTTTTAATCATTTTGTCTTCAATTGTTCAGCTAATTTACGTAAAACTTCAGTAACCTCTGCTGCTTGAGAATGCATACCTGCATTCTCAAACAACTCAGCAGCAGAATTTAAATAATCGGCAGCTCTAGCTAATTTATTAAGACCATGAGTATCCTCAACTTGCTTTGCAACAAGCTTCTTTTCCATAGAACGATAAATTTCACTTTCAAAGCTGCCGTATTTAAACATATTATTCTCCCATATCCTCTTCTTGCCAACGGCGCTCATCTGCATCTTCGCGTTCATCTAAATCGTCACCTGAGTAACGACGTTCAGCTGCGGATGGCTCTCCATAATTTTCAGGCAACATATCTTCCATGCCACCTGGGACATGTGATCCCTCTGGTAAAGCCTCTAGTACCTGAGTCACAAATTGTGGATCAACTTCGGCAATCACGTTACCGTCGGCATCCACAATTTGTACTTTGGCGGAGGCTTTACTTATTTTTTTGAGGAGTCTCCAGACTTCTTGGAAGCTTTCTCTTTTTCCTTAGAAGCCTTTTCCTTCTCTTTAGAAGCCTTTTCTTTTTCCTTGGCTTTTTCCTTGGCAACCTTGTCCTTAGCGGCTTGAGAATCTCTCTTTGCCTTTTCTTTTTCCTTGGCAGCCTTTTCCTTAGCCTTTTCCTTAGCAGCCTTCTCTTTTTCCTTGTCCTTTGCAGCATCCTTCTTCTTAGCCTCGACGACTAAAGAAGCAAGCTTCAAACTAAAGGCAGATCCTCTTGAAAGACCTACTGAATCAAGAGCCGCGGAGGCGGTTAATAAGCTATCAATTGCAACATCAAATGCGGCAGAAGACATCTCTTCTTGATCGTCGGCAGAGCTAGAATCCTTAGAATCCTTGGAGTCCTTGGAATCCTCAGAGTCTTTCTTTTTCTTGGCGTCGTTGTCATCTGCCATCATGGAATCGCCACATTTGCATTCGTCGTGCTTTTTATCACACTTGGAACACTTATCCTTGGCATCATTCTCATCTTCTGCTGATGCATACTTGTATTGAGTGTTAAATAGAGACTTATGCTCATCACTCTTAAGTGCTGCATCCATTGCTGCAGCTACAAAATCCGATACACTTTTATTTTTCATCGTATCCTCTATTGATGTGTTAAATTCTTAGAACATTCTCTTGGAAGTCTTTGAAAACGCTGCATTTAAGTCTGACCAATCATCGCTTGCAGGAGCGCTAGTTACTTCACCGGAACCTAACATACCAACTTGTGGCATGCGACCAGCTTCTTTACGCATGGATGGAGAGTGTCTTGCAACAACTTTCTTTAAGGTTTCAAAGTTTGCCTCGTTAAAGCTCATTAACTCATCAACGTGGGCAGAAATAACTTCTCTATCGTTAGTAACTAAACCACGATCCACCATATCATAGGTAAGCTCATATGCTCTTGCCATCTTAACCTTGAAGGTATTCAATTCCTTCTCAAGGTCTGCCTTGACGTGCTCCTTAACAAGCTCGCTAGCAAATTCACCGCCACCATCAACTTGATTAAAGTATTTCTTATAATAAGAAACTGCATCCTTATCTAAACCTTCTGCAACTAATGCATCTAAGTCGGATGGATCAAGTTTGCCTTCAGAAACTAATCTATGAATGGCTTCTGCTTCCTTACGAACCTTTGGTGGAGCTTTAGCAAGTTCCATCATAGCCTTATTAACTTCTGATAAAGTCTCAACTCGTCCAAGATTTCCAGATGGCTTGACATCTAGTTCAGTCTGACCATCAGCAAGACGATCAGCTTCGTTTAACATATCGCTAAACTTTTCCTTAGACATATCACGAAGTGCGCCATCATCTTCTTTACCAAGTGCATCTGCTGCTAACTTAATGCAGCGCGGCTTTCTAGAGTTGCAAGAGAAGAAGCAGTTACTTCAACCTTGGTTCCTGGCTTAACTTCTAGATCCTTCAATTCTTCTGGCTTAGCCATCAAATCGTTGTCATCTTCGGCATTGGCTGCATCATCTGCAAGACCAAGTCCAAGTCCCTCTAGATCTTCAAGTCCTTCAAGACCTTCTAATCCTTCTTCTCCATCATGGTCCATCATATCCTTAACATCATCCAAATCTGAATTGGTTTCGTTGATAAGGCTCATTAAGTCACTATCAGAGTGACTGTCATGTTCAGTATTCATTGTGTCTCCCTCAGCTAGTGCTCCAAGTTCTGCTTCAATTTCAGCGCGCTTGACGATAGCCTTGGTGCCACGTGCATATTTAACAAAAGCGGTCATCAATCCGAAACCATCTGCAATTGCAGATTTAGCTTCGGTTAGCGCATCTTCTACGACAGAGCCGAACAAGTCACCATTGGCACCTGATACTGCACCCTTATCGTACATTCCAGAGATCATCTCTAATTCTTGTTGATGATCATTTAGATTTGCAACTGCTTCCTTCATGGCTTTAGAAAGTTCGCCATTAAGTTCTCTTCTAAGAGCATTCATATTAGCAGTGTTAAAAGTTTCATCAGAAGCGACGGCGCCCATTTCTGGAGCTTCGCCCATTTCTGCTTGTTCGCCGGTCAAAGCTCTAACAGCTTCAACTAAATCAGAGGACAAATCTCTGACCTTCTCAGCTAATTCAAGAGCAGATTCCTTTGGATCTCCACTCTTACCAGTGTCTTCTGCGTCAGCTGGAGGAGCTGCATCAACTGGGGCAGCAGGAGCTGCGTCGGCTGGAGGAGCGGCTGGAGCTGGTACTTCTTGTGCTTGCTTTACTAGAGAAGCACGAACCTTGTCAGCGCCGTAAGTCTTAATCTTATCAATTAAGCTAACTCCGAATTCCTTGGTAGCAATTCCACTATATAGAGAATCAGCACGACCACCAGTAAGGGCATCAACAGAAGCGGTTAGAAGTAACTTGTCTCCTAAATAAACTTCCCACGCACTCTTACCTAAGTTTTGAGTACCATCATTATTAGCAGCCTTAACAAACTTAGCCTTTAAAGAAGCTCTTTGTAGAAGCTCTTTGCGCTTTAGTTCATCAGCAACATCAGCAGAACCTGGGGATGGATGTAATCCATCAACATTACCAACACCTGGGAAAGGCTTTTGACCATTCATGTGTTTGTCTTCTTTTTCACGAAGATCGTATTCCAATTTATCAACTGGATACTTTACTTTACCTGGGGTTGGCTCATTTACGCCTCCACCACCAAGATAATAAGACTTTTTCTCAAGAGCATCTTTAGCTGCGGCAACATAAGAAGCGCGCTTAGTAGCTCTTTCTTCTGCTTCAGCACGAGCAAGCATCTTCTTGCGTTGCAACTCGTCAGAAGGATCAGCAGAACTTGGAGATGGGTGCATACCATCAACAGCGCCGACTTCTGGGAATGGTGATTGACCATTCATATGCTTATCTTCTTTTTCACGAAGTTGTTCGTTAAGAGGATCCTTTGGGTACTTGGCTTGACCAG